CTGCGCCGCATTGGCGAGCGCCTGGTTCGCCTGCGTCACGAGGGCCTGGAGCCGTCGCTGCATCTCGGGAATGCCCTGGAAGTCAATCGTGAACATCGCACCCTCTATGTCTCATCCCGCGTGAGCACCCGCAGCGGAATGTCCCACGTCCCATGCGCGTTCGCCCCATACTCCACCGTGGCTAGGAAGTGGTAGTCCGTGTCTGCCTCAAGCGCCACGTCTGCCGCGAGCACGCCGATAAAGTTGCCCTGGCTGTTGGCGAGGTACGTCATCGTCACGGGCCACGTCTCGCCTGCCACGTCTTCGTAGTCCTCATCCTGCACACGGAACTGGACGACCGCCTGCGCATCGAGGTACTGCCGCTCGCCGGTGGTCAGGTTCGTCACCTGCGCCCCGTTCAGGCGGACGACGTTGTCGTTATCTACGAGCACTTGGAGGCCAGGCGGTGGCATCAGACGAACACCTTTATGTGATCACGCACGCCGTTCTCGTCCATGACGTTATCGACCCGCTGAATCCCTGGCTCCGTCCCATCCGGCAGCGTCAGCCTATCCCGCAAGTCAATCGTCGCGTCCCCATCGAGGTACAGGATCGCCCGTGAGTTCCGCTCCTCGCCCTGGGCCGTGAGGAAGCGCTGCACGCTGTACTGGATGCGCGCCTTGCGGTCCACGGTGGCGCCAAACGTGGGAGCCCCGTAGGCATCCTGGGCGACGTAGGGGGCATGCTGGACGGTCTCGCCAAGCAGGGCTTTGAGTAGCGCGTCCATGTCACACCCGCTTGAGTGGCACGTTGATGCCACCCGCCAACCCGCCATACCCCTGAAGGATGCGACGGACCTCGACCGGCATCCCCGTCGAGGAGGTGGTTGTTGTCTTCTGCTGCGTACTGACGTCCTGGTACGTGATCGTCAGGTCGCCGATCTTCTTACTCTTGATCCCTGCCTCACTCGCGCTACTCGCCCCGTTCGGGCTCTCGCTCGTGTCGCGCATGAGTGCCAGGGCATAGTAGGCCGTCGCTCGTTTCAGGTCCTCGGGCACGATGCTCGTAGGTACCGGACGGCCCCACTTATCGACCATGCCGGTCATCGGCCAGGCGAGGGCCTGCGTCTGCGTACTCGGCGTCCCATACCACTGCACCTGCTCGTCAATGAGCTGTGTGGCCCACATGAGGGCGGACTCACGGCGTTGTTCCAACGTGAAGTAGTCAGACTCGGGATCCCAGACGAACCACGGCTCGGTGTTCAGCCTGCCCTCTAAGAGGTCCGTCGCTTCCTCAACAGAGACGTAGGAGTTCGCGGCGGGCCCGCCGACCGTTGCATCGAGTTCCATAGGTGCTAGCTCGTTTTGAGGACCGGCGTCTCTGCCATAAGACCCACACTGGCTGCCATCGGATTATTGACATGCACAAGGCACGTATCCCCAATAGGGACAACACCTTCGCCGAGGTCCGCATCCACCCCGACCGTGACGGTACTGTCGCCCATGTCTCCTGCAATGATCCAGGCACTCACATCATCAATCGTCTCGACCGTACACGAGCCCTCGACACTCCACTGGGCCGCACCATCGACCGTGGCAGGTTGCCCCCCAGGGGTCATCGGTGTAATGCTCATACGACACTTTTCTTCCGTACTCATCGACACTTCAATGGGCATAGGCCCTCCCTTCACCTGTATCGGGCCGACATGCCAGCGGAGCGAGGGGGCTGGCGTGCCGGTGATGGTGATCGACTCGATGGTGTCAATGTGGATCGTGATGCCCACCGGTCAGCTCCCCCTATGGCGCCGCCATGGCAAGCGCCACGATCCACGACTACTCGCCGCGTCGCCCCGTCCGGCTGCCCTCGCTCGACGTCGAGGCACTAGCAGCACCGCTCGACGCCGAGGGGGCCGACGGGGTTGCCCCCGCACGGGCCTGCGGACTGCGGCTCGGGGCCATCACGACAACCTGGGCGCCGGGCGGGATACCGGCCATCATGGCGGCTTCTTCATTCGCCTGGGCACGGGCTTCGGCCCGTTGTTCCTCGGTCTGGAGTTCGGGGTGGATGGTGGCATTCAGGCCCTGGAACTTGGCGCGGGCAGCGGCACGTTCCTCGGGGCTCACGTCCTTGCCCCCAGCGGGCGCAAAGGTGTAATCGCCCAGCGCAACGGCTTCCTTCGCATCGACACTGTGCATGTAGGTCGGCGTGCCCGACTCTTTCTCATAGACCAACTGCGGATCTTGTGGCATGACGTGCTTCTTTCGTAGAGATGAGAGGCTATCCTTATGCGAGCACCGCGATTTCGCCCGGACGTACTGCCCAGCCTGCATTGTTCGCCGATTTCGCTAAAAATGACTCGAGCACAATACCGGGCGTGGTGCCACCAATCGTCCACGCCACCTTCATGAATTTGCTGTCACTATCGAGCACCGCTGCCTGATTGCCCTGGATCGGGACATGGACGCGGCCCTGCGGTGTCGCCGGGTTCCACGTATAGCTTGCAATCGTGGTATAGGTACCGCCCACGACATCACTCACCTGGAGGGCAAGCGCATAGGTGCCAGTAGCGACGACGCCACTTGCACAAATGACCCAGTCACAGGTCGGGAGAAAGCGGGGATTGAGCTGCACGCCCGTACTGCTACCCGTTGTAGCCAAGGCAGCGCCAGCAGCGACTAGCTCTAGAGCTTTATCAAATACGGCTGTCGTCACTAGTATATCTCCTTCTATGCTACAATGGCAGAGTCTTTTATTCCTCGTAGCCTTGCTACTGATTTACTTTGAAATAACGCCATGGACGTGAACCATTCGACCCTGGTACGAAACACCGGCTTCGTCTCTAGTTCCCCCAGATCGCGCACGTCAATCGGCCCGTTCTGGATGCCGACCACGCGCCCATCGCCCATGCTAATGCAGTAGATGCTCGTGGACGCTGCGCCACCACCGCCGGGGTTCGCTTCCGTGAAGGGCAGGATCGGCGTGCCGTTCTCGTCCTCTTCCGCGAGCAGGATGGGCAGGCCGTTGTAGGTCGTCACGCGCTGACCGAGGTTGTTGATGGTGAAGTCGACGTTGCCCATGACGCCCGAGGCGCGGGAGGCCTGGGTGAGGCGCAGCGACATCGTCTTGTTCATCACGAGCGCGGTGGGGTTATCGACGCGACTGATGAGCGTGTCCAGCTTGTAGAGGGAGAGGGCATCGCCCCCCGACGTCGCCCCCGCGTCAATGAGCTGCGAGGAGCCCACCGGGATACGCCGTTGCAAGCCATCAAACTCTCGCGGCTCGACCGAGCTATCGCCCTTGATGAAGGTTTTGGTCCAGCGATGCGCCAGCGCCTTGACCTTCAGCCCTTCCTGCACGCTCCGCTGGTTCTGGCCCATCGTGACGAGAATGAACCGATCCACGTCCAAATCGCCCCCGGCAATCACGAGGGACTCTGTGATCGGGTTCAACACGCCCACGGACTCATTGAACGCCTCGTTGACCCCGCGAAAGCCCACACCGGGTAAAGCCTCTTCCCTATTATATTTCAAGGCGTTCCCGGCAATATTCTCGAAGGGAAGCTCGCGGAGGATGTCGGAATTCGTGGCGAATTCCTGGATGATGCTGTTGCGCTCGACGTCGCCCGGATTGAGCTTCGCCGCTTCGATAATCGTCAGGGCCATGGGGCAGTTTCCTCCTGGAAGTCAGCCAGAGCCCAATGACGACAGCCCTGCCAGGGGGCGCATGAGGCAGCTGGCGCTTAGCGTTTTTGTGAGGCGACCCATTCGCGGTAGCGCGTACGACGCTCCGCCGGGTTCGTGATGGCCTCCCAGTCAATCCCGGCCCCATTCGCACTGTGATGCGCGGGGGCGCCTCCGCCAGACGACGACGGCCACAGATGCGGGGCATTGCCCGAGGCCTTGAGCGTGGTGATCCACTCCCCAGGGCTCAGGGGGTTGACCCCGTCCTTGCCGTACACGACATCCTCGCCATTGCGGGCGACGACGTTGCCCTTGTCGTCCAGATCGGTGAACACGGTCAGGCCACGTTGCACCGCGTCATCGACGGCTTTCTCGTACACGCCGTTCTTGGTCACGGCGTCGAGCAAGGCGGTCTTGATGCGGTCTTGGCGCCAGCGGCGTTCGTAGTCAGCCGCGGTGCTTTTGAGTTGCTCGTTCTCGCGCTTGACGGAGCCCATCTGCCGCTCATGATCGGCTTTCATGGATTCCGTGCGACGGGACACCAGGACCTCAATCCCCTGGCGATCGTAAATCTCTGCGTCATCCAAGCCTTTGACACGTTCTTGGAGCTTGCGATGTTCATCCGGGTCAATGCCTTCATGTTTCGTTTTGAACTCCACAAGCTGCTTTTCCGTATCGCGGCGCAGATTCCGCTCTTGGGTCAGGGCTTCTTGGAGCTTGGGAATGCCGTCCAGGGAGGGCTCGGTTTGCAGGACCCATTTCCCTTCCACGTCGGCATACAGCTCGCGCAGGCTGTCGGGAATCTCTCCCTCGGCCGTGTACCATTGCTTCAGCGCCATACAGCACCCTCTCGGTGTGTGTGGTGGTGCAGGCATCTCGCCTGCATGGGACGGACGCCGTGGCATCTCGCCGTGGCGTGTGGGCACAAAAAAAGGGCGGTCCCGCTCCCGCCGCTCAGAGGGAGCAAAGACCGCCCTTGTTATCAGGCTAAGTCGACACGTAAATTTGGCAAAACATTACGAACTTACTTGAACTTTGTCAATTACTCCT